CGTCGGCCCCGTCGCGTCCGTGGATGGCATCATCGCCACCGCCTCCGACAATCACGTCAGGCCCCGAGCCACCGAATAGATCGTCACCGGAGCCGAAGCCGTTGACGTTGTCCGGCCCCTCCTTGCCTCGTATCTCGTCATAGCCCGAGGTGCCGTCAAGGTTGTCTGCGAAGTCCGTGCCGATGCAAGGCCCGAGGACGGGGCACTGGATGAACTCGGCTCGAGCAGGGCTGACGAGGAGCGAGAGCCCCGCGGCCAGCGCAACTACCAATGCCTTCATAGTGCCTCCGCGCACATATTAGCCCTGATCGGAGGGGACGTCAGGCCGCGTGTAGGTGGCACAGTCGATCGGGCGCAGCGCCTTCAGCTGCTTTTGCAAGCGGGAGAGCTCCAACCGTGAGCGCGCTATCACCTCGGGGTCTGCGTCGGGAGGGGCGTTCTTGAGACCGAGAGCAAGCAGGCGATAGAGGGAGAGCGTGTTCACCCTCGTGGCCGTGCGGTTGTTGTTTTGCACGACGCAGAGGGCAAAGGTGTTTCGCTGCGCCTCGAGCTGGTCGACACGATCCTGCGAACGGTTGTAGGCAACCACGGAGATGAGCAGCGCCGCAAAGAGAACGATGAGACCAAAGAGGACCACGCCGCGGCGGTTCATTGTGTCCCCTGCCCTTGGATAATCACCCATACCAGGATCGCCAGTCCGATGGAGGCTATGAAACCTCGGATTATCCACGCCACCGTGGAATCCAGCTTGTCGTGGTCACGTTGCAGGCGCCCCGTCGCCACGCTCCCCTCACGGTCGATCTTGTTGACGAGGTTTTCCAGGTCTCGCAGGTCGCGCTTGAGGTCCTCGAATTCGCGCCTTGTGACCCCGTTGCCATCCATCTACTCGAGCCTGACATTAGTGCGGATCGCCTTTCCGCGCATGGCCTAGGACCTGTCTGGGTCTATGTTGACCTTGCCTCGCTGAAACGCCCCGGGGTGCGACTTCACCCAGGCGTCTACGTCCTTGGTTCGCGCCGGCACCCGCTCGCGCTTTTGGTTTAGGTAGGAGATGCGCCACGCCTTGACGGTCTCCAGCTTCTTGAGCTCGGCCGCGACCATCTTGCGAAACTCGTCTGCGGTCGGGAGGGGGTCTCCGGAGTCGTGCATGTTGGTACCCAGGTCGACCTTGCGCGAGGGCGCCCACTCGTGATGCTGGACAACCTGCGAGGAGGGAATGGACTGGTGCCAGATGAGCGCAGCGTGAATGCGAGCCGCCAGAGTCACGCGCTTGTCGCCGAGGGGGAAGGTGCCGGGGTGCTCAATCTCGAGACCGTAGGCCTGACTGTTGCCGGTCATGCCGCGGCAGGAGCCGCCGTCAGGCAGGCCGGCATGGTTGGCTACTCCAGCTGCCACGACGTAGGCCACGTTGTCATACCCCAGGTAGACGTTGCAGAGGGGCCCAGGAAGGTCTGAGCGGCCTTCTATGACGATGCGAAGGCTCGGGGTAAGAGATCCTGAGACCTTTGGAGGGCCTGCGGTGTGGTGGTTTACACAGCCCTTGGGTGCGAAGGGTGGAGACACACCTGCGAAGTCTCGGCCTCGGGTCTTCCACCCTGCAACCTCGCGCACGGTGAGACCTGCGGCCCGTAGGCGCGTGGCGATCTTTACGTCAGGCATCTAAAGGTTCCTTTCGGAGACCAGCAGGCATCTAAAGGAAAACACCAAATGCTTTAGATGCTCACGCATCTTCCTCGTCTTCCTCTCCGCCCTCAGGGATGAGCAGGTCTTCCCGCTCCTCGTCCTTCATGGGCTTTTTCGTGAAGTCGAGCTCGCAGCCGTCCAGGTCATCGTTGAGGTCTTCCATGACTCCAATCCTAGGTTGGGACTCGGAAGGCAGCGAGGTAGATGGGCATACGGGTGCCGCCTGTTCCTCCTGCGCCGGCATGAATCAATCCGCTGCCCGAAGAAATCCACGCCTTGACGTTGTAGGTATGCGCAGCTGCCGTCGGCGTCAGGTAGCGGGTCAGGCACCCCACCGTGTCGGCGTTGCCCGAGCCCGCGCCCTGGAATAGATCGCCTACCGCCGTCGAGCCGTCAAAGAGGGTGATGTGCATCGTGGCTGCGTTGGTGTCGAGCGAAGGCGCGTAGAACTCAAAGCGCGTGACAGAGGCTTCGTACGTTTTCGAGGTCAGGGAGACCACAGAGACAGCGGTTCCCTCCGTAGTGGTGTTGACCGTTACATCGGTGATCTGCTCCGCGTAGTCGATGCGCTTGAGAAAATTCATGTTGTCGACGTGCTCGGCGTTCCAGACCGCGGCAGTGACGGCAAACCCCGAGGATCGAGTGGTTGCGGTAGTCCAGGGCATCAGCCCAGCACCGTCGTAGAGTTGAGCTCCGTGTATCCGGGAACGCCCAGGTGCCAGTCACCGTCTGCCGCGTTGAAGCCTCGAGCCATCTGCCAGGTGCAGGAGAGGATCCTGTTGGCGTCCAGGGTCTTGCGGTAGCCGAGGATGAACGTCTGCCTGTCGATCGGCGTTCCGCCCTCCCCGCGTCTCTTGATCCTCACGCGGTCTCCAATCTCCCTGCCGAGAATGTGCGCCACCCTGTCTGAGTCCGTTCCCACCGTGCCGACAGCAGCGGGGCGCATGGCCGGCCTACTCCACTCGTTGACGATGGTGTTGACGATCGTAGTCACGTCAGCATCATCCCTTAGGGGCAGGCTGGACTCGCTATCGCGGGTGCGGGGCTTGCGGTCGGAGACGCTCTGAGAGTCCGTGGCAGTGATGGCCTCGCCGCCGTCCGTCGACCCGGTGACGGTGTTGAAGACCTCGTTGTCATAGATGAGGTCTATGCCCGTGTAGCCAATCTCACCAGGAACATCCCCTAGCGTGAGGTCGTTGGTGGCGCCGTCGAGAGAGTCAAAGTCCTTGAAGACCGGATCCCCCGAGCCGCCGAAGTAGAGCAGGGCCCGTGGCCTCTCAGCCTGCGTGGCCTCCACAATCTCGTCCAGCTTGCCCTGCCCGAACTTCATCGTGGGCTGCAAGAAGAACTTGCCTGCCTCCACGTTGCCGGTAGACCACAGGGGGCTCGAGACGATGGAGGCGATACGGGTGCCGGTTAGCTCCTCTGCAAAGCCTCGAGCGGTGCCGGCGATGTAATGCGCCTGGATGCGCTGCGCGGAGAGTGCCTTCTCGTAGACGGCAACCTCGTCCAGAGTGACGTTTCCGAAGTTGGCGGTGTTGCCATCCTGGCCTAGGGAGATGATTTTGGTGGAGAGAGTCCCGCCCCCGAGGTTGGCACCGTTGCTTGTATCTCCACCCGAGCGCCCCTCCTCCACACCGTTGACGTAGAGGACGCCTGTGCTGCCGTCGAAGGTTCCCACAAGGTGATACCAGGTGCCAGCGTTTAAGGTCGTAGTGCCGTCCACGTTGGTCGTGAGCACAGGCGAACCCTGCGCGAAGATGAACCTAGCCACCCCTGCGTTACGTTGCAGCGCCCACACAGGGCGACCGCTGTTTGAGTCCCATGGCCCCGATACGTAAAAACCGTTGGTCGCCGCGATCGGCTTAGCCCAGCACTCCACCGTCACGCGGTTACGGTCGATCGTCTCCCCGGCATCGAGGAGAACCTTGGCGTATTCGCTCGAGGCAGAGCGGAAACTGACAGCCGTATCGTGATCCCCGAGAATGGCACCCGGCTCCCCTAATAGCGGGGTGTTCTTGTACGTGCCCGAGGGGCCGGAGACACCCTCCACCTCTGAGCGTGTCTCCCGGGTCCTAAACTTGCGCTTGAGATCCTTGCCCTTGCGCTTCTTCCTGCGTACGTGGGAGACAAGCTTGGTGCCGTCAGGCTCCCCCAGGCGGTAGTAAAAACTTGGCTGGTCGAAGGAGACGACCTCCTGATACGAGCTCGCATCTGGCGGGTCTAAGAGGTCGAGAGTGTCAGCTGCCAGCAACCCCATCCCGTCGACTGCCGTCACCGTCACCTGCGATACGTCCTGCATGCCGGGATAGTCGAGCTCCCAGGCCTCCGCATACCACAGGCCCTCGGTGTACGTAACGCCATAGGTGCCCTCCCAAAAGCCCACACCGTCGATCCAGAAGGTCGTTGCGGCCGTGCCGGAGAGGGACGTTCTCACGCGAGCGGTAGCGGCACCACCAGGAGCAACTGCTGTGACGTAGAGGTGCCGGAAGTCCGTGCGAAAGGCTCGAGGGGGGCAGAAGGTCGTGGAGATGGACGCCCCACCGCCGTCGAACCACTCGATGCCTACCCGCCACGTCTCGAAGCCGTCGCCCGAACCCCACGCTGCCGCGGTGTAGGTGTTGCCTGCCGTGGCCGTAAAGCGGGAGCCCGATCGCTGCGTGTGGAAGACACCCTGACCGGAGGCTGCGCCGTTGGTGACAGCCTTGACAGCTCCCGAGCCGAACTTGGCCCGTGTCGTGTCCCAGGTTCGCGTGGTCGTGCCACCGCCGGCCGAAGACGTACCAACTATGTCGACCTCAAAATCGGGGTTGTCAGCAGAGTTGGGCTTCGAGTCCCAGGTAATCTGATTCCACTCCGGCTCGGGGGTGGAAGTGGGGTAGGCCACGTCCGTCCATGAGTGTCCCACTTGGTAGCCGTCGTGGAAGGCCACCAGCGTGTTGACGGCATCCGGAGAGCCTCGGTAGACGCCTTGCTTGTCGAACTGGGATGTAGCGCCAGAGCCGGGGTAACTGGGAAGGGTGCGTACGTTCGAGACAGTCGCCACCCGCGTCCAGTCCGACTCGGAATCTTTCCTCATCTCAGCGATGTACCAGCCGCTCGTGCCCGTGGTGTAGTAGATGGCGTGGCGGAAGTCCCACCACTGGTCTGCGAGGAACGCCCTGCCTACGTGCGTCTTGTCGGTGCCGGCGTTGACGCCGTTGCCCGCGTCGGTTGAGTTGGGGTAGAGACCTGTGACAACCCGAAAGTGGAAGGTGGCCGTGGCCTGGTCGATACGCCAGCGGAACATGGGAGCTCCGTAGGTGGAGCCGGAGTCATGCGTCTGCTGGAAGATGACCTCCCCGGTCTGCACCCAAGGCGCCTGAAACCTCGTGGAAAACTGCGTGTAGACCGTCTGCCCCTCGAGGTTGCCCGTCCCGAATCCACCGTTAGGAGTGCCTCTCCTGACCTCGCAGCGCTCTCCCGAGGTCGCACCGAACTGATCCCCAGGCGCCACCTCGAAGCGTCCTATGCGAGCTCCCAGGCGTGGGGTGGGGGTGGTCTTGAATTGCAGCTGCCGAGCCTCAGCACCGGCCTTGCATTCGAGGAACCCGTTCATGACCGTCCACTCGGGGGCCGTGCCGTCTGCGCCCTGCTCGAAGTCCCCCCAAAACTCGATGCCCTGCGGTCCGTCAGTGTCGAAGGAGAGACGAAAGCGGCGCTCCGTGTCGATGTTGGGGTAAAAGGATCCCGCTACGTAGTCAGGCTCGAAGCGCCTGCCGGTATTGTTGAGCTTGCATTGCATCCCACCGGGCTCGGGGTCGCCTAGGTCCGTGTGCTTGCCCGACCACCACTGAATCTCCACGAGGTCAGAGGTGATGTCCGTCCATGTCGGCGTGGTGTCACTGAGAGGATCCGGCGAGAACTCGAGGCGGGGAGTAAAGAGGGTCACAGGACGCCCCTGCCGCTTCTCCTGGCCTGCCTGACGTCGAGACCGCGCAGCCACTCGATAGCGTTTCTGTCGCCGCCCAGGACGATTACCTGTACCTGACCGCCGCCACCCCCACCACCCCTATGCGTGGGGAGGACCGTCTCGCCTCCGTGCGCCATGATCAAGCGAGGAGCTCCGACCCTACCGGGGACGACGCCACCCTTTGCGAACCCCGGAATGTGCGGAAGGCTCGGCAAGCTCGGAAGGTGAATGCTTGGCAGGCTCGTCGGAATGGTATGGATCAGGTTGATCAGCGTGTGGATGGCACTAGTCACCGTGTTGATAGGAGCCATGAACGCGCCCAGGATGGCTGCCCCCGTACCGCTAAGCGCGCTCCTGATTACTCCCGGTATCTGCCCGACGATGGACTTGATCTTGCTGACGACCGCGTTCCACCAGCCCGCCACCATGCCCGCCAGCGGAGCGAAGACACTGGAGACGTTGTGGTGAATCATGCCCTTCCAGGTAGTCCCGATCCATCCGGCGAAGTCGCCTAGCATTTTTTTGGCGCCGTCCAAGCCCAGCTGGTCGGAAATCCACTTGCCGCCCTTGCCCCAGTCGGGCTTGAGTCCCTCGAGGATGCCGTGGCCCAGCCTGCTCATCTGACCGCGCAGCCAGTTGTCGAACACCTTGCTGTAGTCCTTGTCAGGGTCTAGGCCGATCGCCCGAACAAAGTCCTCGGGCGTGGCGGGGATCTTGCTGGCCGCAGACACAAAAGCATCCTTGATCCCTGCCGCCATCCCAGCGCCCACCTTGCTCCAGTCTGCCGCGCTGATGCCCTCGGAGATTGCGTCTACAAGACCCTGGGAGTGCTCCGTCTTCCACTCCACGATCTGCCCGCTCGGGAGCTTGAGCGGGGTGCGCTTCGTCTCTCCGAAGATGGCTTTGCCGAGAGCGTCCACAAACCCGCGGGCGGCATCGCCTATCCCCTGGAATATAACCCTAATCTTGGCCGTGATGTTCTTGGCGTCTGCGATCCTGTCGATGAAATCGACAAAGTCAACGAGAGCAGGGAGAACACTGCCTACCAGGTGGCCGGCAAAGTTTCTAAACCGCTCCTGCAAGACGGCGATCTTCCCCGCCAGCGTCGTGCCGGCAGCCTTGGCTGATCCTCCGAATTCCTTTTGGAGCTCTCTTAGAATGACCTTTTGGGCTGACTCCCTATCCCCGAGCTTGTCGAAGTGTTCAATTAGCTTGACCTGCGTATCGGAGAAGGTGACACCGATTCTCTGTAGGCGCGAGTAGCCGCGGATGGGATCGTTGAGCGCCTTGCCGACCTGAATGGCAGCGCTGTTCATGTCCGTATGCATAGCCGTCGCCAGGTCAAGCGTTAGCTCGGTTGCCTGGTCGAAGATGTCGTTGCCCTTGCCCACCTCGTTGCGGATGTTGCGGAACGTGAGCAGCAGGTTCTCACCAGCCACGACCAACTCGTCATCGATGCCGGAGACGTTCATGAGCTTTTCGCCCATGGCCTGCACGTGCTTGGCAGTGACGTTGGCAGCGCCCCCGGTCGACTTGATAACCGCCCGAGTCTGAGCAGCTTCCTTTTGCCCAGCATTGAACTCGTCCCATCCAATCTTGGCTGCCTTGCCGAGAGCGTAGAAGCCGGCAGCAGCACCCCCGATCAGCGCGAGCTTGGCTGCCTTGCCGAAGGTGGAGGTTTGCTTTTGGGCGTGGCCTAGAGCTCGTTGATAGGAGCTTGAATCGCCAACGATCTCGACTTCGATCTTACGAGCCACTTGCTTCCTCTAGCTGCTTGTAGGCGTCCTCGATCTGACCCATAGTCAGATCCTCGAGCGGAACCATTACCCCGAGGCTTCCGAGAGCCGGGGTCCAGAAGTCGGCGACTCTGCGGGGCCGAAGGGGGTCTCTAAAGGGGCCTGCTCCTCATCCTCGCTCACGTCGAACTGCGACATCTTGACGTTCTTCACCTTGTCGGCCAGAGCCACCGGCATCGTCTCCTTGTCCACCCTGCGCACAGCGATGTAAAAAGAGACAGCCATGCTATCGCCCTGCGACTTGTCGCCAAAGGAAACCCCCAGCGCGTTCTCTGCCTCGGAGAGCTCGCCCACGGTCCAATCGCCGGCGTCGGGAAGCGGGTACTCCACTCCATCCATCCTGATTGCGGCCATCTAAAACCCTTCCTTTCTTCCTAGCCAATCCAGTAGATCCTCCACGCCTTCCACGATCTGATCCTCATGGTCGTCAAGAGAGCTCATCAGGTGGCCCATCTGCAACGCGCCAAAGTCCCCACGCTTGCCCGTCTTCTTTTTCTGCGCCTGCCTGACCACAACGCCCTTCATGGTCGGGTAGGGCTTGATCGTTGAGGTGGAGGCGCCGGCGTAGTGCCCGATTCTCTCCCTCGAATCCGCTGCCACAGGCTCTGCCAGCTTCTTGAGCTCGTCCTTTACCTCTGCCACAACAGAGGCGTCTATCCGCTTGAAAGCCCTGTTGACTTCCCTGAGCCCACTAACCCTGACGGTCGCAGCCGTCCGAGCCATCAACTGACCTGTAGCTGGATTACCGCGTAGGTGACTCCCGGCGTAGCAGAGGGGGTGATGGTTGCGAGGCCCGTGGTCGGGTCTGCGTAGTTCTGAGCGGGGAATGGCCCCATGACCTGCTCGCCCGTGGTCGCGCCCACCGTCGCCACCATGTCACCGATGGCAAGACCCGCAGCCGTGCCGGGGGTCGTGACGGTGATGGTCCTGGTAGCGGCGTTGGTGTTCTTGACGTAGAGGAACGTCGTGGCCGTGGGCAGGAAGGTGTCCGAGGCAGCGGCTGCCGAGAAGGACGGCACGAGGCCCGCGCCCGGTGTTGGGGTCTGAGTCGCCAGAAGCGCCATTACGCCGTCAGCCTAGTGAGGCCGGTCGAGCCGGCGTTGGTGTACGTCACGGTCGTCATCAGGGCTGAGCCGACGTCCCCTGCGATGGGGTTGTAGTCGCCCAGGAGGAGAGCAGCTGCAAGCTGGTACTCCGGGTTGGTCGCAGAGCGAGCCGCGTTGACGGGACGCACACCGACCACAAAGGTCGTGTCCGAGTTGACGAGCGGCCAGTGTGTCGCGTCGACCTTGGCCGCATCGTAGGTCTGGAAGAACTCCACCTCGATGGTTGCCGAGGGAATGCCTCCTACGACCGCCTGGAAGGCGTCCCCGAAGGCTGTCACGTCAATCTCGGGCCGGCTTGCCGTGATGGTTGCGGCTCGAGCAGACGAGCTCAGGTCCACGCCGTTTACCGTGATGAACCCATACCGAAAGACTTGTTTCAAGGCCACTAGACAGGCACCTCCTCGATGTCAGGCACCGCTAGCGCCGGGTGCTTGTCGGCGTAATGATCCTCGAGCTCCTCCTGCGTCTCGAACTTGGGCGGCTTCTTGGGCGTCCCCTGCTCTGTGCAGGCGGGACAGGCCACGGGCTCCAGGGGTTCGACTCTAAGGATTCCGGCATCCACGAGGGCCTCGTAGTTGTAGCCCTGGTTGCCGTCGATTACTTCGCCCTTCTTGTGGGCGAACTCCCCCAAGAGAACCTTGTACGTCCGTGGCAAGCCGTGCTCCGTTCCTAGGTACTGCCGTCGACGTAAACGGTAACGGTCCAATCGGACGTGAGCAACGCCCTGTTATCCACGGTGACGAGAAAGCGGGCGGGCTGCGCCTCCGAGCAGTAAACATCCTCTGAAAGCCCCCCCAGTGTGGGGTCCGACTCCACCGCGGCACAGAGCGATCGCTCCGAGGTCTCGTCTAGGAGCTCGTCCAGGAGGATCTGCGGGCCTGTGTCGGCATTGAGAGCCACAAAGGCCTGCACCGTAAACTCGTACTCCGTCAGGCCCGACGACATGGCCCGGTGGTACTTCGCACCCGGCGGCAGGATGTGGATGCCCGGGGGCGTCGGGTTAGGCAGGGCGTAGCGCGAGACCTGAATATCCGGGATCGTCTTGAGGTTGTCGCGCAAGGCTGCGCGTAGGTCTCCGACAACGCTCACTCGATCATCGGGGTGACTTTGTACCCCGCCAGGAGTAGGTCTACCTGCGGATCCGAGCGCCCGATACGGATGGCCGGCCCGTCCAGCGACGTCGCCAGGATTCCGAAGGGCGCCTCTCGAGCTCGGCGCAGGAGTTGAATGGCGATGATGAGGACCGCTTCCTTGATCTCAGGCGGTGCGGAGGCATAGCCCCAGTCGGCCGTGATGGAGACCGCCTGCGGGGAACGGGTGAAGCGCTTGCCGTTCAGGATCCTGATTGTGTCGCCGCCGTCGACGTAGTAATCGGTGCCCTGTACCCAGGCCGTGCCCTCCTGCGAAAAGGCGGTGATGGCGGAGACCCTGCCTACCCGTAGGTAGACGTCAGAGACGGGCGTAAAGAGGCGCGTAGACGCAGCAGAAAGCGTAAAGGGCCCTGAGCCGGTCATGTCGTCCACGACGTTGGAGGCTGCCTCGAGAGCTCGAGCAATGTCCTGGTCAGCAAAGGCCTCGCCGGAGAGGGAAAGGGTGTCCTTCATCTCCTCCACGGAGACGTACTGATTAGCGAGCGGGGCATGTGCGCGGACCTCCACCAAGAACTCGGGCGTGTCCTCGAACTGCCCTCCTGCCGTGACGCGCCACCAAGCCACGTAGAAGCCCGAGGTGTCGACGTCGAGTGCCGCCCAGTCGTAATGGACGTTCCCGGTAGCGGCCACGTCGATGACCGCAGCCGTGTCCACCTTGAGGGTGCTCGAGCCCACCGCCCGCATTTGCAGCTTGACGGTGGCTCCTGTCAGGTTCACCGGAGCTCCGTCTACGAGGATCTGACCTGTAAGCGGAGGCTGCCGGTTGTCCTTGTAGTGGACGATTACCTCATCCATCAGTGTCAGAGCCTATTCTGCCACCCGTGGC